GCGAGGGGCGATTGACCATTCTCGTAGGCTCTCCACAGGTCGCTGTTCTCGTTCAACAGCCGGTCGCCCAACTGGCCGCGCCGGGCAGCAGGCTCATACAGCCCCTTGATGCCTTCCCAGGTCATCGATTGCAACTGTCTTGGCAGGATGCCGAGATCATCCGCGGCGCGCCGGTAGGCTTCGGCATAGAGCGGATACAGCCCATCGCTGCCGGTCGCAGCGCCCCCCTTGGCGCCGGTCAGGAAGCCGGGAAAGCCCTGCGGGCTGTTGCCGAACCCGTAGGCCACCTCGGGGCGGCTGGCGCCCCATGGCATCAGATGGGCGGCTGCCATCGCGTGGGTGTCGATCGTCACATCACTGCCGGCATTGGGCGAGACGATGTTGTTGTAGAAATTGCGGATCTTGTGGCCGTCCCCGAGGCTGTCGCTGATGTTCTCAAGGCTGCCGTTGCGGAAAATCGAGATGGCGTCACCGATATTGCCGTTGTTGTTGGGTGTGTAACGATCCGGCATCACCTTGCCATAACTGCCGTCCGGATTGACCTGGTTGTAGCTGCTATAGTTGGGATTGTGCGCCTCGTCGTAGAGCCGCACGAACAAGCCTGCATTCTCGCCGTGCAGATCATCGAGTGTCATAGGGCCGGTGCCCGCGGCATTCGGCCGGTCGATCGCATCCATCGTCACTGCCCATTTCGGCTTGTAGTCCGGATTGGGCTTGCCGTTCGGCAATGTCGGCGCCGCATACTTCTCGGCGTAGAGTTGCCGCATGGCGTCGGTCATTGGCGTGCCGCCCTGGTTCCCAACGACGCCAGCCGTGCGGTTGAACTGCTCGACATTCATGTCCCACGGCGTGCCGGGCGACAGCCGCGCGAGCATTCCGGCGCCTTGTCGCGGGAGGAGCCCATACTGATCGGTAACGGGTTTCGACACCTGGTTGGCGCCATCATACCAGTTGGCTGAATTCGGCCCCCAGTCGGTCGCGGCCACCTCGCCGTGCAGCGCCTTCAGGTTGTCGACCATATGCGTGACATACGCCTCATGTACCTCGCTCGGGTCGCTGTAGTTGCCATTGGCGAAGCGCTCGAACCCAGGCTGTTGGGCGATGATGTCGGCGGTGCGTTGCTGATACGGCACCTTGGCGCCGCCCTGGCTCGCATTGAAGCTATCGGCGCCGACCAGGTAGTCCTGCGAGCTGTGCAGATCCGGCGCCTGCACGACGCTCGGCGTGCGCGTGCTGATCCGATCAGCGAAGCCTGGCGCATCGGGGTTCAGTTTGAATTCCAGCGCACGGCCGACACTGAGCCGCGGGGCGATCGTCCCGGCCAGCAGCCCCTGTGCCCACTGCCCGGCGGCATCAACCACACCGGCCCCGGTCGGCAGGCCATTGTCGCCCAGCAGGCCCATCTGGCGGCTCTGCTCGCGCTGGCGGGCGACATAGTCTGATACGTCCTGATACGTCTGAGCCAGCCCGGCCCCGACATCGGTATTCTGGTCCTTCGGCATCACCTGCAGCGGTTGTCCCAGCAAGTCAGTAGGACCGCCGCCTGGCAGCGGCGAGGCGCCGAACTGATAGTCCGGATCGAGCAGCGAGGTCGGCATCACTCGAATTTCCGTCCGTCTTGTTCGCGCTGGGACTGTAGCAGCGCGGTGTCGAGCCTGGTCCTCATCTCGGTGGCCAGATGGTCGATCGCGCGGGCCAGGTTGCGGGCATCCTCGCGCTCGCGGGCATCGGCGGCGTGAACCGCAGTGGTCACCGCCCCCTCCCGAATAAATGCCAGCACGTCCATCAGCTCGCGGTCCTGCAGCAGGCGGTGGCTCTCGCCGCCGCGGCGCAGGATTTCGTGGCGTTCCTCGCGCGAGAGGTCGCTCACGGGCTATCGCTGCTTTGGCGCCGTGGTTCTGCTGATGGCGGGCAGCTTGGCGGTGCCGCGATCCTTGCCGGCCCCGGCGGCCCCGCCGCTCTGGGGCTTATTCTGGCCCTGGCGGGGCACGGTCTTGGTTGACTGCGATCCGGATGCGCGTGTGACCATGGTGGCCTCCTGTGACGCGGTTACTGCCCTGGTTGTGGTGGCTGTGCGCCCGGCCTCGGCAATGGCGGCCCTCCGGGTCCGAACAGGCTCTGTCCTGCTGCCCGCGCCGCGATGTTGCCATACGCGCTGGGCATATTCCCCTGCATGAGCGCCTGTCGGGTCGCCATGGCCTGGGCCGGGTTGGTTGAGCCGACGGGCGGGCCCATGGGCTGCTGTGGGCGTGGCGGCACCATGGAGGGCCCTGGCGCCCCTTGGGGCATCCCTGGCGGCCGTGGCGGCCCCTGTGGCGGCTGGCCAGGAGGGGGGCCTGCCGTCGCCGGCATCTGCGGACTGGTGGGTGGCGGCAGGTTGCCGAGCAGCTGGATGCCGGGCACCTTGCTCGCCATCGCCTGCTGGAACTCGGTGAGTGACGGCACCGGGGTGCCGAACTGGGCGCCGGCGACCCACGTCTTCGTCCACGCGTCCAACGCCGCCTGGTCCCGCTTCAGATCGTCATCGGTCAGCATCTGCGCCCGCTTGGTCTGCTCGCTGGCCCGGTCGTTCTCGACATCCGCAGCCGTCTTGCCGGCCTGCACCTGTGCGAGGATCAGCGACGGGTCGGGTGGTGTCGGTGGCGGCGGCGGCGCCTGGAACCCGGGGGGTAACGCCTTAAAATACGAGGACACGTCGGCGATGTTGGCGGTTTCCAACATCCGCGACAGCGTATTCCTGTATTCCGGCACGCCGACCAGCGGATTATCGAGCCCCTGTGTGCTCATGATCATCTCTTGCTTGCCGGCGATCTGCGCCAGCATGGCGAGCCGCTCCATCGGCATGCCCTTGCCGCCGACGTTGACGCTGGTCTGCCACATCACGCCCAGCGCACGCGGATCGATGGCGATCCATTCCCCCCTGATCCGATACACATTCGGCCGGTCCTGATGCCGCGCCATCATCTTCAGCAGCCCGCTGTAGAGAGGCGCCAGGCCGGTCTCTGCCAGCGTCCGCGCCATCATATCGAGCCGATCTTGAGCGGCCGAAGTCTGCGCCGACACGGCCACCGGCGCGGTGCTCTGCAGCTCGTCCACCGTCAGCCCCTGGCTTGCCCTCGTTATCCCTGTCCTGCTCTCCCTGATCGCCTCCAGGGCCTGCATCATGTTGAGCGCAGCCTCACCGGTATACGGCTTCACTAACTCCGTGACGGCGCCAGCCTGGGTCGTCCGGATGATGCTGCCGATTGCCGTCTGGCGCGCATCCGCCAGGTTGACCTGGCCCAGCGTCACGACCGTCCGCGGGAACATGCTCTGGGCTAAACTATCCAGGGTCGCCCGCATCACCCGGCTTTCCACCCGCTGCAGGTCCATCACCATGTCGGCCTGCGAATAGCCGATCAGGCGGCCGGGTTCCCGGTACGGGGTGAAACATGCCAGCGGGATTTCATCGCAGCGCTCCCACTGGATCATCTTGGTGGCATTGCCGAGCATGTGCACGTGAATGAGTTCGGCCTTGTGGTCATTATCCGTATCGCAGCGTATCCAGCCTTCCGCGTATCTACAGATGCCCATACTGCGGTCACCTGGGGGCGATGCTTTGATGTTGAGCCCTTGTGCCGGGTTCCTTGCAATCATCTCGCGGCGCTGCTGCGGCCGCATCATGGTATCGCAGTAGGCCAGGATCTTGTCTTCCGGCAGCCCCATCTCGATGAGGTCCGAGGCTGGAACGTCTCTGACGTGAAAGATGCCGCGGGCGGTTCCGACGTCGTTCGCATCGGCGACCACCCAGACGCATTCCGCTGGCACGGCCTCGACCACCGGCCAGTTTTGTTGCGCTGTCCGCGTAATGGTCGCCGCCCACATTTCCGCAGCACCACCCGACTGTAGATACATCGCCCCATCCGGGGTCTTTTGCAGGGTGGAGATTTCCTCGTCCGTCATCGGGCGTCGGACGATGCGTTGCGCCTCGATGCCTGGCTGGGCGAGCAGCATCTGGAGCTGCGGCTGGAGCAGGCCCTCGCAGACATCCGTCCGCACCTGCTCGCGCTTGCCCCAATACCAGCGTGCCCAGCCGGCCTTCCGGGTCAGCGCATCCAGCAACACGTCGTGCAGCACCTGCCAGCCGTGGTTGGCGGTGAACAGCGCCCAGCGGGCATAGTCGGTCGCCTGCTTTGACAGCATGGTGGCAAGTTGGTCGTTGCCGGTGATTTCCGATGAGATCGGTTCAAAGCTGACCGGATCCTCGACGCCAGTAAACACGCGCAGCAGCGACGGCAGCGTGCTCCTGATCGTATCCCGCACCACCGTGAGCACGATCTGCGATCGCCCCGGCGTCTCATCACCAAGCGGGCGCCCATCGTAATACTGGCTCGCCGTTATCCGTTCGCGGCTGAGGTACATATCATAGTTCTGTGCGATCTTGAAATAATACTGCGCGACAGCCTCAATCTCCCTGTCATCCTTGCCGAGCCGCTCGAATAAAATCTCCTGTTGCCATTTTACACCCTCTGGCTTCACCGTAGGGCGCAATCCGGCGGCGTAACGCCTTAATGATGGGGGCAACTCAAGGTCGCCATCAGGTGGAATGTCGGCACGGGGTTGCGGGACTAAATAAGCGAGCATTTGCTCGCTGCCCAGGTTCAACCCCTGCGGCTGCATGCCGCTGGGAACCAAGTTCGGCAGCGGCGGCAGGGGCGGGATCGGGCCGCCCATCCCCATAGGAGCGCCCATGGGAGACAGCAGGCCGCCGGGTCGCTGGATCAGTCCGCTCACTACATGGTCCCCTCTGCGCCACCGCCGCCGCCTTCGCTGTGGTCGCCCCCCAGCAACCCAGGCGGCGCGTTCTGGTTCAGCAGCGCCTGCTGTGCCTGGTAGTCCTGGATCAGCTTCATGATGTCGGCCAACCCCGGGAGTTGTGGCGCGCCTGCTGCGGCCTGCGGTGGGGGTGGCGCCTGCCTGCCCCACATATCGTAGCCCGATGCGCCGACCCCTTGTGCCAGCCCAGGCCCGGTGTTCAGCGAGGGCACGGGGGCGGGCGCAGCCTGCGGCATCTGCCCTTGCGGGCTGCCGGTCGTGACATGCCCCCATTTGTCGTAGCTGGGATCAGGCGCCGGGCCCTGCGCTGCCCCCGGGGCCGGGATCGGACCATAACCCTGCGGCGCCCACCCCATCCCAACAATCGCATTATACAGGTCGCCCTGCGTCGCTGTCGGGCCGCCCGTCGGCACCCCCAGCAGCCCAGATGGCACCATGCTCCCGCTCATGGCACATGCCTCCAACCAACGCCCGACTTGATCCGGGTGATAAGCTGTCGGCTCACCGATAATTCGGCGGCGAGAACCCTATGAAGCTTATCGGATGTTCGGATGTATCCGATGACGTCTTCGCTGAGCCTGGAGTTAACGTGGTGACTACCGAAAGGCAGGTTCTGCCGCTGCCGCCTGAACATATCCGCTCGATTGTCGCTCACCGTTCCCCAATACAAATGCTGCGGGTTCACGCAGGCCGGTATGTCGCAGTGGTGGCAGGCCTGGAAATCTCCAGACGGTCGAGACCGTCCATGCAGCGACAGTGACACATGGGTCGCGAGAAGCTGCCTCGCTTTCCCCGACCCGGTGCTGATGACCCCATAACCCTTGCAGAGACCGCCATCCCACAGCCAGCAGCCACTGTTCGGCTCGGGCGCAACGTACTGCCAAAACCGCTGTTCCAGCGTGCCTCTTATGCCTCTATGTCCGACATTCTTTGCCATCAGACTTCTACTTCTGCGCCTAAATCCATGCGCAAGGCCACCTTATCATGTATTCCACCGCTCATTCCTGAACCAACCCCTAACCCATGCTGACAAAACGTTAGATTTAATGCGTCAGCGTAATCACATGATGGCAATCCTCGCGCGCGCATGGAATTCTTGTCTTCCACCTTCAGTCTACCATCGCTCAGAAAGGTATAGCGCGGAGCAACCAGATCATCCCGTAGCTGCTCGTGCCTCGGTAACCGCACTGCGCGGGTGCTGAGCCACTCCTTTGCTCTAATCCAAAGCTCATCTCTCAGTCTCGCATAGCGTCCGGTAATAGACGGGCTCTCCGACACATTTATACCAAGAACCGGGAGATCCATCTCGTTCAAACGGTCAACGACACCAGCACCAATCCCGATCACATCGACGCAGATCAGCGCTGGTTTCTGGGTCTGCGCGTCCCATTCCGCCTTGATGGCCCCTGCAACCTGCATCGTATCAAGGCCGTGCCAGGCACGCGGCATCTCAGGAACGATATTGCCTCGCCGCTTGATCAACACCGTCGCGTCAGTGCCAAATCTCGCGATATCGCAGCCCCACAATTCTGGCTCGCTGGGGTCGAACGCCACATCCCGCACCATCGCGCTGTCAACCAACTCCGCAGGTATCAGCGTATCCGCATCCGCCAGCGGAAATTCACCAAGCACCCGCACCCGATACGCATTGCTGTCGCCGCCATACCGCCCCGCAATCTCGTCAGCAAAGTCCTGCGTCACACGCGGACTATCCGCATACCCCACTTTCAATGTGAACCACCGATCCCGCTCCAACATGAACGCTTTCCAGAAAAACCCGCTGCTCCGTGTCGGATTGCCGATCAGCAGCGTGATCGCTCCCGCACTGCTCATACTCCCACTCGCCGCCTCAAACACCGGCTCCGGCACACCAGACGCCTCATCCACCACCAGCATGATATTGTCCGAGTGCAACCCAGCCAGCGCCTCAGGCGTCTCGGATCTACTCGTCCTCGCCGTAATAAAACACTCCGGGTTGGCCTTCAGCGTGATGTGATCACTCGTCACCGTCCACAAATCCCGCCACGCCGAAGGCAACCGATCCAGCCATTTGATGATCTCAGGATACAGCGCATCAAAAAGCTGCGGCGCGCTCGGCGCAGTGCAAGCCAGCTTGAACGGCGCCCGCGTATTGCTGAACCACACTATCACCCACGCCGCCAACGCAGTCTTGCCAGGCCCATGACAACTCCGAATCGCAATCCGCGTATGCCCCCGCGCAAGCGCCCGCAGCGCCTTCAACTGCCAGTCGTCCGGCTCCGCGTTCAGCACCTCCCGAACAAACGCAATCGGCGCTCGGGCGTATCTGGCCAGTGATACCTCATACGGATTCGGCGCCCTCGCAATCGCCTCCGCCCAACTCGGTGGCATCCGTTCCGCATAGTCAGGCGCAGCAGCTTCACTCATCGGCATGCATCTCACTCGGCAATGGCGGCAGCGTGCGGGCGCCAGGTCGCAATGGCTGTGGCCGTGCCCGTGCCAGCACCACCCGACCCGGCGGGCGCGCTGGAGGCGCCACGAGGCTGCCACGCGGCCCCAACTGCAGCGTCTCGACCTCAGAGCGCACGCTGTATTTGCTGCGCCCCAGGTGGCGGCCAATGCCGGTGCAGCCCATGCCGTTCGCCCACATCTGGCGCAGCGTGGTGCGCTCCTCGTCGGTCCAGGGAACCGAGATGACGTGCTTCATGCTGGCTGGCATGGCGGCGCTCCGCTGTGCTAGGATGAGGTCCGCGATTCGGTTAGCCTGGACCTTCCGAGCCCCGCTCTCCTATGTGAGACGGGGCTTTTTTCGTCCCATGGAACGAGTAGGAGGCGGCCTACTGCGATTTCAGACACGCATGCAGCAACTGATTGAGCACATCGGCGGTGTGCCGCGCACGGGCATCCACGAACCAGAATAGAAATCCCAACGCTAGGCCGTTCACGATGATCAGCGCCAGGAACTGCGGGCCTAACGTGTGCGCAGCCTGCCCGCCTAGCTTGATCGCCGCCTGGACGACAGTGGTGTGGCCGTTGCCGTTCGGCGGCGCTGCTGACACATCCTCACCACGTCGTTGCGTCGTTACGTCGTTGCGTATGGATGTCGGCTATGTCGCCGCCGCGATCAGCAGCACCACCAGCGCCGCCACCATGATCCCGAGCAGCACGCCGTGGCTCATCGGACGCCAGGCCCCTGGATCGCAAACCCGAACACCGCCCAGCCAAGGATGAACAGCAGAATGAACAGCCAGATCCCGCCAAACCGCATGTAGCCAGGATTGCCAGCATACGGACCCCAGTAGCCGCCAAGATGGAACACAATCGCCAACAGCATTATCAGCCAAAAGATGAAGCCAATGGGCATGGTATTGTGCCTGTATATCAGTGTGTAGATACAGCCGGATTTGGAGCTAAAAATTTCGGGGAGTGGGAGGGTGGGCGTGGGTGTCAGTCGATGCCGCTCGAAGGGGGGCACCAACACCCCCTCGATCCTGGTGGTGGCGGCGATTGGTGGTAGTGGTGCGATGCGGCTAGAGCGTTGGCGTTGCTGCGTGCATCAGGCTGATCAGCATCGATGTGGGTAGTATCGGTTCGTTACTCAGGGCATTGCGCACCCTGGCTGTCTGCGGTTGCATTCCGCAACTCATGGTTCCGTCCGATAAGTTCCTGTTTGCGGACGTTATCATAGATGTTCTCGTTATGTATCTACATGCGTCAGCACATGCGAGCGTAGATACGTAGAGCGCGCTATTCCTCCGGTAATGGTGCATCGAGTAATGATGCTGATGGTACGTCTTGCTGTTCATGCTCGATGATGACGCGTCGCTTAGGCTCAGCCTGCAGTTGGGCTGACACGCGCTGTGCGGCCTCCAGGTGGAAGTGCAGATGATTACCACTGCCACCGCTGGTCTCGACTTGCGTCATGGCCAGATCAGGCAGCGTCTTACGCAGCAACCCTAGCGCGGCCTTGACCTGCAGGTCGGTCATCTCGACCGGCCGGTTGGCTTGTGGATCTTTCAACCCCAAAGCGAAGGAGTTCAATCGCTTGCAGAGTTGGGTGGTCTGGATGGCTGAACGACACCGCTCATCTTGTTGTGGATTAAGGCGAGCCAGCTCACGCGGCTTTCCGCTCATTGCTCCTCACCTAGTAGTCCTGACGCTCGACAAGTGCGTTGAATGGGTAGACGACTTCGCGGAGTTGTCCAAGGAAGAGGATGCCGACGGTGGCGTTTTCGCCCTCGACGCTCAGCACCACCCCTGGCAGCCCGGCGAACGGCCCCGTGCGAGGCGCCACAGCGTCGCCCAGGTGCCAATGGCTGGTTTCTGGTGGTTGGGTAGCGGCGAACGCCTGAGCTGCCCTGACGGCCTCCACAGCGCCCGCGCGGGCGTACTGCACTTTCCCCCCTGCGGTGATCACGGAAGCGACGCCTGGGGTTTCGCGAATGGGACGCCAGAGATCTGGGTTGTCATGTGCCACGAACAGGTAGCGGGTGAAGAGCGGGACGACGACGGGCCTCGACATTGTGCGGGTGACTGGGTCGCGGCGCTGGATGGTGTGGAGCGGGAGGTAGGTCTGGTAGCCGGAGCGCTGGAGGTTGGTGTTGGCGAAGTGCTCGGCTTGGGGGTGGGTTTGTGCGACGGCCCATCGGGGCGATGCAATGCCGCGGCACCCGAGGTCACCGACTGCGGGTTCTGGTGTAGCTACGCGCTGTGGTGTGTTGGCGTCAAGCGGCATCGGGCGCTAAGCCTCCTCCACAACCTATGGTTAGGATGCCGGACAATAATTCAAACCGGACATAAATACTTCTGTCCGGCATTTCTGTCCGGCCTGTTTCCGGCTGCTCACAAGGCGCAAAAACCCCAGGCAGTCTGCGGCTTTGCTGCAAATCATCTCGGGCATCCGGAGCCGGATGGAATTCCCCCTTAAGGGGGGAATTACCATCCGTCCAGGCCGGACAATGCCGGGAATTATGTCCGGCCTATTTTTGTCCGGCATTCTGTCCGGCATTTCTGTCCGGCTCATGACACTACCTCTGGTTGCAC